GGTGGAACAACAGCTTTATCAATAACAGATGGAGATGCAACAGAGTCAACATCAGTTGCAAGACACGCTGTAATTAAACTTACAGGGACAATAACAGGAAACTCAATTGTAACTGTTCCTGACTCAGTTGAAAAAGTTTACATTGTAACAAATGGAACATCAGGTGCGTACACTGTTCAATTCAAAACAGCATCAGGAACTGGTATTACTTTTGGTGTATCTGAAAAAACTACAAGATTAGTTTATTCAGATGGAACAAATCTTGTTGATGCAGGATTTGGTGGATCTCTTGACATAGAAGGAAGAGAATTAGTTTTAGATGCAGA